ATATGTGCAAATGGTTGGCAGGGGTATGCGCATTCATTCAGATAAAACCCATTGCATGCTGCTAGACTACGGCCAGAACCTTGAGCGATTCGGCCCTATTGATATGCAGCCTACAAGCAAGAAAGTACTTGAACAAGAGCGCGATGCTACGTCACCATTTAAGTTATGCAAGGCTGAAAACTTACGTTTTCCTGATGTAGAGCCTTGCCATAAATCTAGTGCAGCCAAGGCAACCCACTGCTATCATTGCGGCGCAGAATTTGTGAAGCCGAAACTGCATGATGATATAGCAGGTAACGGCATGGTGATTTCACCACCGCTGCCTGAAGTTATGGAGGTTAATGTGCATGATATTACTTTTAGCAAGCACATAGGTAGGGAATCAGGCAAGGAAACGCTTTGCATCACTTACTACAGCGATACTGCTGTAATATGCCGTGAGTTTATGGGGCTAAAAAGAGCGTACCACCAGCTAAGAGAATGGTTGGGCAGGAACACATGGTCAAAAATAGTAACCATAGAGCATCTTGTTAATAACTGCCAAGACCATGCAAAATTACCAAAGCGCATTAGAATCATGAAAAAAGGGAAGTATTGGGAGGTTATAGGTTATGATTTTACCACAAAACAAACATTATCTGCTTGAGGCGTTAAAAGAGATATACAGCATCATTGAGTCCCTACCAGCAAAACAGAGCTGCAATAATTGCGAACACTTTGATACTGGAGCTTGCAAAATTAGTGATTATGCCAAGCCGCCTGCTGAAATTATAGAGCGCGGTTGCAGCCAATGGCAATGGGATGGTGTGCCTTTCTAATGATTCATATTGTGAGATTAGACTGGCCTGCACAAACATCATCCATGAACTCTAGGGGGCATTGGAGCAAGAAAGCTGAAACGCAAAAAGCGCAGAAACATGCAGCAGCTATCTTCGCACGTCATTTGCCTAAATGCCGACAAGCTGGAAACATACCTATTCGTATAGTGTTCTGGTTTCCTGATAGGCGTAGGAGGGATGCAGACAATCTTCTATCATCTATCAAAACCTCATTAGATGCCATAGCTACACAGATAGGCGTAGATGATTCTAAATTCTGGCCTATTACACTAGAGAAGGCGCAGGATGGCTATGCAAGGGTGGAAGTCTACCTAGACTACTCCAACCCCAACCTATAAGCCCTGATGGCATTGCAAATGGCGCGTAGGGTTTTAACTGTAGGGTTCCAGCTATCTTCAAACACCCGTAACAAAGCAGTGTGTTCTATGCCCGCAAGCCGTGATAATCTCTGGCGAGTCATGCCACTGGTATTGAGGAAATCGCGTATTTCTTGGATTGTTTCATCTATATTCATAAAATCAGTATATAAAAAAAAGTGTTTTTCGCAACGTTTTTTTATTGACTACGTTCTGCAATCGTGTTTATATGCACTTATAGGAGAAAAGAACAATGAAAACATACGACGAAGCAATCACAGAAAACGCGCAGATTGATACAGGAATTGAGAACGTATTGAGCGCAATATCTCAACACTTAGCTGGTGCATACACCAACATCGACCTTGAGGATATTAAAGCACGTGTGAAAGAAACGCTAGATGATTGCGTTTACACTGCTTACCAAGAGAATCAAGAAATTATAGACGAACAAGACGCAGAGGAAGCAAGAGCACATAAGCGCTCTGAATCACTGGGGATCTTGTTTGTATGAATAGCAGCCGTTTCTTTTCCCCTTATCGGCTGCTGTGGGGGCTGGTATTCCTAGTCATTTTGCCAGCCCTCACCTTTTGGGGTGTTAGGGAAGTGATAAGGGGGATTTATGGAGTATAGAGATTTTCTGGCAAGCAAACGTCATAGCTCGTTAGATTACGGGATTGATGTTGAATTGTCCGATTCATACTTGTTTGACTATCAGAAATTTGTTGCAGAGAAGGCAATTAGAAAAGGGCGTTGCGCGGTTTTTCTTGATACTGGCCTTGGCAAAACCATTATTCAATTAATTGTTGCACGGGAATATTTACGCCACACTAACAAGCCTGTGCTTATTATAACTCCGCTGGCCGTTGCCTTTCAGTTTATTAAAGAGGCAGAGAGATTCGGGATTGATGATATTAGCTATTCAAAAGATGGACGATACACCTCAAAAATTGTGGTGTGCAACTATGAAAGGCTAGAAAAGTTTAACGCGGAAGACTTTGACTGCGTTTTGCTGGATGAAAGCTCAATTCTAAAAAACTTTGATGGTGCGATTAAGGCGCAAGTAACGGCTTTTCTAAAACGTGTGAAGTATCGCTTTCTGTTTACCGCCACGCCTAGCCCTAATGACTTTATTGAGCTTGGCACGTCAAGCGAGGCACTAGGACACATGGGTTATATGGACATGCTTTCTAAATTCTTTACGAACAACGAGGACAGCATTAGCCCTAACAAAATAGGCGTTAAATGGGTTTTAAAAGGTCATGCGGAGCGGTCATTCTTTGAATGGGTGAGCGGCTGGTCAATCTCTATGAGAAAGCCTAGCGACCTTGGCTTTAGTGATGATGGATTTATTTTACCTAAACTCCACGCCAATCATCACAAGGTTTTTAATGAGAAAAATCTCTGTGTAAACGACCAGTGGCAACTATTCTCTGCACCCTCCACAAGATTAACCGAGGTAAGAGAAGAACAGAAGGCAACTGTTGCGCTTAGGTGCGAAAAAGCATCAGATTTAGCGCAGAACCATGAAACGACTGTTTTCTGGTGCAACCTTAATACAGAGGCTGATTGCCTGCGTTCCGAAATAGCTGGCGCGGTTGAAATCAAGGGTTCAATGAAGTTGGAGAAAAAAGAAGAAATACTTTTGGCCTTTGCTAATGGTGAAATCAAAAAACTAATCACCAAGCCGAAAATCACCTCTTTCGGATTAAACTGGCAGCACTGCAATCACACGGTTTATTTTCCTACTTTCAGCTATGAACAATATTACCAAGCAATTCGCCGATTCTGGCGTTTTGGGCAGAAACGAGAGGTTTTTGCGGATATTGTTTATTCTGACGGGCAGGAGAAGGTTTTGCAGTCGCTTCTTGCTAAGGCCGAAAAGGCAGGGGAGTTATTCGCAAGCCTTAACGCCTCAATAAATTCAACCTACATGCAAACAAATAAAGAATTTAACAAACCAATAACATTACCATCATTTCTACAGGGAGTCGCATAATGGAACAAGTAAAAGACCAAATTATAACAGAAAACTACGCGATTTATAATTCAGATTGCATGTATGTTCTGCCGACACTGGCAGATAATAGCATTGACCTGTCTGTTTATTCCCCCCCGTTTGCTGGGTTATATAATTACAGCAGTTCGGAAAACGACTTTTCAAACTGCGAGAGTAAAGAGGATTTCCTAGTTCAGTATGAGTTTTTGATTAAAGAAATTGCGAGGGTTACCAAGGCGGGAAGGATTACAGCGGTTCATTGCACTGATGTCATGAATAGCAAAACCGAGGAGCTATGGGATTTTCCTCATGAGATTATCCGCCTTCATGAGAAATACGGTTTCAGATATAAAAACCGCATTACCGTATGGAAAGAGCCGCTCAAGGTTAGGATGCGTACAATGGTTAGAAGCCTTATGCACAAGTTGATTGTGGAAGATTCAACCCGTTGCTTCACGGCGATGCCGGACTATGTATTGATATTTAAGAAGGCAGGGGAAAGCGAGGTTCCAGTAACACACCCATGCGGATTAACTCATTATGCAGGGGCTAATCCGATTCTGGATAACATTTTGGAGGCGTTCAATAACGCGAATGAAACGCGCCACACTAAGGAAAGCCTGTGGAACTATCTTAAAACAACTTACGTTGACCATCAAGACCCTAAAAGCAATAAGTTATCGCATTATATCTGGCAGCGTTATGCCTCCAGTGTATGGGATGATGTGCGGATTGACGAGGTTTTGCCATTCCGCGATGCCCGTGAGGAAGATGACGAAAAGCACGTTCACCCCCTACAGCTCGACGTGATTGATAGGATTGTAGATCTTTACAGCAACAAGGGTGAGGTTGTTTTAACGCCGTTTATGGGTGTAGGTAGTGAGGTTTACAGTCCAGTGTCTATGGGTAGGAAGGCGATAGGTATTGAGCTGAAAGATTCATATTTCAAGCAAGCAAAATTGAATCTTGCTGAGGCTGGAAATCGTTTTAATGAAGCAAAACAGGAAAGCTTATTTTGTGCCTGACATATTCGATGACCCATTTCATGTAATAGCCCTACTTGCCTACGTTAAAACAGCACGAGAGCAACAGGACTGGCCAGATAGCGAAACAGTAAAACAACGAGCATATAAGGAGTATGAGAGATGCTTAAACGCCTAATTACCGCAACCATACTGGGCGTTATCATCACGCCACAGTACCACGATATAAACCCTAACGATGGCCTGATGGATGCTGGAAGCTATAGCAATCCGTATGTGATTAAAAATGGCTATGAAACGATAGGCAAAATCAAACCACGTTACCATGACATTACGCCTAACGATGGGCTGATGGATGGCGGAACGATTTATAATCCGTATGAGGTGGAACTAGAAAATGGATACTAGTGAAGCAATCGAGCTGTGCAAGTTCATCAAGGCAAAAGCACAGCTTCACATGCTAAGAGAGAAAGCGCCTAACAAGCTAATGGTTGTTACGGATATGACGACCATATTTACCGTTGCTGATAGAATTATGAAAGAGCTGGAAAATGCAACCAAATGAACACCTGATTATGCGCTTTCCTCTGGATAGCACTGAGGAATATGTTAGGAAAGAAATGATATCAGAGGCCAAGAAGCGGTCGCCGTTCTACGTTGACGAGCAAGCAAGCCTTGAAACGCTAAGGAATCGAAGGGATAACATTATGTATCAGACGTGGCAGATGGCTGTTAAAAGCGGGGGTGTGTTGTGAGAATGTTTTATACGGATGCATTAAAAGCTGCATGGATGTGCCGTGAGTTTGGGGTTAGATTTAATTTTGAAGAAATGAGGCAAGATTATGAAAGCGGCGGCCTTAAAGCAAAGCGCAGTCTTAAAAAAATCAAAAGCTGGAAAACAATAACCGAAATAGGTAAGCATTGCGATAAATTTTACATCCACCCTGATTCTCTTGCGTTGTTTGAGCTGAGGGAGGGGGATATGATAATAGAGTATGATGATAATGAAATAAGGCAATGCTTTCTTAGGTTAAATAGCGAGCAAACACCCGCAGCGCCCTATAAAATCATCCAACGCGACAACAAAGTATTCTTTATGCCAGAGGTAGAAGCATGAAAATCACTCACGCAATGTTTGTCGGGCAGATTATCCCGCTGTTAAAGGAATATGAAAAAGCCCGTCCTTATGATGGAAATTTAAACGAGTTCAATCACTGGTTGGCTGACTTCTGTGGTTGGCTCGGAGATAAGCAATCCGCGCAGCGTATTTCTCTGCTATCGCGTTCCATTTGTTTTTGGAAGCGGTTGCTTTTGCGCCGTTAGCCCTACTTAAAGCTTCATCGCGCAGCTTTTGTATCACCCACAAATTACTTGACTTAGCCAAGTGATAGCGCACGTTACTACCATCAGTATTAAATGAGCGCCCTATATCCGTAGGGCATGTCCCCGCCAGATAACGCGCAATCATCTTTCTCACATCATCAGCCGTTATGTTGCTCATACCGCCACTCCGCTAGTGCTTTTGATATAGTTGACTGGCTGCATCCAAGCCTTGTGCGGATAGCGTCACACGTCACGCCGTCTTTCCACAATTTTACAATGCGAGGGTGTAGGGATTCTTTATCCATGCGCTCACTTTTTACTGTTGCCATAGTCAATCACATCGTTAGGGGTTAAATTGTAATGGATATAAAGCAGCCGCGCTTGCTCTAAAGATGAAGGGATAAACGTCCCAGCTTCAATAGCATCCTTAATCCTATAAGCCTGAGAAACGCTTACTTTCAGCTTGCCAGCGGTGATGATAGCGGGTTCTTTTAATAGTCTATTTAATTTCTTCATACTATCTTTATACCACAAAATAAATTGCATGCAATGCGAAAATATAGCTTGACGTATTCGCATGACGTGCTAAAACTATGGACATAAGGAGAAAAGAAAATGCAAATGATTTTAGAGTTTACAGTTATTTTAGCATTGTCATTAGCGGCGGCGTATTGGATTGAAACGAGCGAGGAAAAATAGAGATGAGTAAGGAGAGAGAGGCTTTTGAGGCTTGGGCTAAGAAAGAAATCCCTATTGCTTCCGCAAGACAAGAGCGGGAGTTTAATTTCGCGCACAAGGGCTGGCAAGCCTGTGCAGCCCACTACCAGCCGTTGCTTGCGGAGAAGGATGAGAAGATTACAGCGCTTAGAGCAGAAGTTTTATTGTTAAAAAATGAATGTGTACAGAGAGAGCGAGAAAACACCGTCCTCAAAGCGTTGCTTGAGCAGGCGCGGGAGGGGTTTGAAAATATAGTAATGCACATATCGGAGATGAAGAAGGGGGCTGTAACAAATCAAGATGGTTGGTTTTTACGGCTTTCTAAGCAAACCCTCGCAGCAATCAACGCAGCAACAGGAAAAGGAGAGTAGGTGGATGGAAAGCTACGCAGAACGGCTAAGTTTGGCACTTGATGAAGCGTTTTGGCATTTGCTTTATCCAGATGCATCAGCGGCTATTCCTGCATATTGGAATAAATCGCTGATGAATACTATCGCACGTTTAACGGATATAAATAATCAATACAAGGCTACCACCCAACAACCAAAGGACACAGAGTGATGCAGCTATTTTTTAATCACGTTTTAGGAAAAGTCACCGACTGCGATTTTTACTACAGTCCTGTTGAGGCTGAATTTGAGCCGTTTGAATTAACCTATGCCGTAAATAACGGCTGGCTTATCAACGAATGGAGTGAAAACAAACGCTGGTTTCAGAGCCGCTCCGTGCGGATAGACGTGCAGAAATGGATTGCACAGATGAAAGAGACAAAACTTAAAATCCGCCTTCCTATTACTTATAGCATCACCCCGCTGGCTGATTATCCAGAGAAACTGAGAGACGATTTTGCCAGAGTTTTCGAGGCATACGTTACGCACAAGAAATTCGACGCCCCGCTGAATTGGGAGAATATGCTGGACAATGAAAGCGGTAGCAAAAAGCTAATCAGCTTTTTCAAAGAAGGTAAGATGATTGCTTGGACGGTACTGCGACCTTATGGCAGCACAACGCTATGCTCTCTGCAATTTGCTTGGGATTATGCGGAGCCATCTCTCCAGCTTGGTAAGGTTTCGCAGCACCTTGAGCTTCAACTCGCCGCGCATGATGGCTATAAATATCTAAACCTCTGCTCTGGCTATGAGCAAAGCTGTAAATGGAAGGCCGACATCGCTGGATTCCAATGGTGGACAGGTAAACGCTGGAGCAGTGATGCGGGTGCCTACAAAGCCTTATGCGATTCAGACACTCAGGCCATTACCATAGATGACTGCATAACAGCGGAGGGACTATTCCATGCTCTTACAGCTTAACCCACCTATCCCCATCCAAACCCCAAAAGGTGATGCGCTTGCCCATGTGCTGATTGATTATGGCGTGGAGCATAACCTGATGTGGACAGCATTTATTGATGCAACAGGGGAGTGCTGGACATTCCAGAACCATGAAATCCGCGCTCAGAAAAACATCACTATGGGCAGAGAACTTGAAGGGCAAGAGTCATGACCACCCCACTCACCAAACTAATCGCAGAGAATAAGCGACAGGATTGGCATCGGAAACTTCCATCATCTTATGCTGCAGATAGCTCGCCTGTGAGGCTTGCGCGAGTGACGGAGGTTTTGCTGGAGGGCATGAACAAGGTGCTTAACCGTGCAATGGTGCATGACCACGAAGGCTATGAGGAAATCGCTAGAAACGCCATTAAACAGGCAACAGCAATAGCAGAGGGGAAAGAGTGATGATTACGCAGGAAATGATATTGGCGGCAAAGAACGCTGAAACTAATGTTGCGGCCTTAATCGCAGTCTACCCGCTGATACGCAATCAGGTGATATCAGAGTGCGCGACGGTGTGTGAATCTGAGAAATACACCAATGCAAATAGCTTAACAAAAAAGCGGCGGGATTATAATTTGGGGTGCGACGACTGTCTCGATTCCATCCGCAGCCTAAAGGATAAAACAGATGAGGCACACAATGGATAAGCAGACAAGACTATGCCCTGAATGCGGAAAAGAGGGTTGGCTAGAAGTGGCTGACACCCGCACAACACCCACCCCACCAGCAGGGCAGGTAGAGGCGGTGGCTGAGGCAATAGCACGGGCAAGCGGTTGGGGATGTAGTTTTGAGCAGCATGATGAGATAAGTCAAAAACAGATTCTAAAAGAAGCCCGAGCCGCAATAAAAGCATCAGGAGTGGAGCATCTTCCTGTGCTGGTAAATCTTATCAAATATGCAGACGGCAAGTGTTGGCCAGAGGTTCAGGCTGCTATAGATGCTATCCTTCCTGCCCTACCACCAGAACTAAGGAGGAAGTGATGGAGTTTTTTAGAAAAAAGAAGAGCTGCGCAACATGCCAACATTGTGCTGTAGCCTATGGGTATAATTCATTCCCGATAGTCTGCACCATTAGTCCTACATGGCAGGAGATTCAGAAGTTTGAAAATGAGAGTTTGGAAAATCATTTTTGCGGCCAGTGGAAAAAGGGGAAGCGTCAATCGGCAATAAATGAAACTGAACTTGCGTGGGCAGATAGTGAAATAGAAAACCGCATGAAACAACGGAGGACTGAGGGATGACACACGATGAAGCGGTAGAAGTGCTGAATGAGCATCAATATGGCTGGATTAAACACCCGCCTACAAAAGTGTGTGAGGCCCTAGACTACGCCATAGCTTGTCTCTCAAAAACAGAAGAAAACGAGCGGCAAAGCGATTTGTCTCTCAAAACGGAAGCACAAGACCATTCCGAGCAAGTCCTCGATATGGTCACGCAGTTTGCACTGAGGTTTGAAAATTATCAGCGAGATATTGAGGCGCTGTTTTTCGATATGCAATCCCACATCCGCAAGCTGGAAGCTAACCCTAAATGGAATCGTGACGTATGACCTGCCCACACAATAACAATCCATGCGTTATATGCTGGGTAAACCATCCGACAATCCTACAAACACGGATATTACATAAGATAACATCTGGATTTAAAGTAAGACGGAAGAAATATAAGAATAAGATTTATGTTTACTTTAAGAGTAAGTTTTGATATTCTGATTATCCAGCGTAATTATTTAACCTATTTTGTTTAGATTTTTATGCTATATTTGTTTACTTTTCCCCCTGTTTTACAAAAACCTAACCCCTGCTTGACGCGGGGGTATTTTTGTGTATAAGGAGAAAAAGCACCCTGTAAAAGTAAACTCTCTCCTCTGCCTATTTAATTACGGAGCTATTATGCCACTTAAAAAAGGTTCTTCACCTAAAACTATTAGCAAGAATATCAAAACAGAAATGGCTCACGGCAAGCCACAGAAGCAAGCGGTAGCGATTGCTCTGTCTGCTGCTGGTAAAAGTAAGCCTAAGCCTAAGAAGAAATAAAGCTAAAGCCACCCCGAAGGATGGCCTTAGAACCTACAGCACGCGATAGGCGTAACTATTTCCCACCATAGTAGGGATGCGTTCCGCAGTCAGGACAATCAGCCTTTGCTGCTACACCAAGCACCAATGATGCTATTACCAGCACCCAGAAATAAATACCAAAATTACCCATTTTATTCTCCACAGATTGAATCATAGTTAAGGTTGTGAACATCTATCGCTTCCCGCACTTCCACGCGGCAAGTATTGCTGAACGGTATGGGCTTCACCCATGTGCACTCAGTCAATGTCGTATTTCCCTTGCATCCTGCGAGGCTTGTCAGAAGCATAATCATTACGGATAGATGTTTCATTGTCTTTCGCCTTCTTCATAGCTTTAGTAAATTCCTGAATCTCTTTTTCCATATCAGATACGCGAGCGCTTGAAGCGCCAGATTCCTTCATAGCGTAGCAGAGAGCGCCCAATATAGCGATGATGAATAGAAAAAAGCCGATTTCTAGCATATCGCCTACTTAATTTTAGGGAATTTATCTGATTTAGCCAGCACTGACCAGACGGCGGTGAAAATTACTAAGCCAGCACCAGTAAGTTGATTAGCCATTTCTGCATCTACGATGCCCTTACCAACGAGATAGCCAGCACCTGCAGACAGAAGCGCTCTTACAATTCCTAAAATGGTTTCCATAATCTTATCCTTTCACGGGGTCATTAATGTGGATTATAAAGTTACTTGGTAAAATTTCCCTTAATTTGTTGAGCGTTTTCACACTATTTAAAACAGCGGGACGGCCTACCACATGGCCAAGGGTATCGCCTACAAGGATACATCCTCTAGTATGCGTTATTGTGTTGCCGTTGTGGATGAGAATAGCTTCACGTTTAGGCACATTCTCTAAGCGCCATACGTTTTTATATTTTTCGCCTGAGTGCGGCACTACATTATAAGTTCCAGCGGGAATGCAGGACTCACCTTGTTTGTTATTATTCCACGGGTCTTCACAAGTGATACAGAGCTGTTGATTATCCATTACCAAAAGGCCAAAAGTGCCTTGTGCGTCTTGCTTAAAACGATGCAGATAAACGGTTTTCACACTCTCACCTCTGTCAGTTCTTTAAGGCTCAACGATTCTATGGCAATATTAACATTATTATCAGCAGCAAGCAAGTCTGCCATAGGTATGTTATATTTTAGATGCAGTGCTATTGCATCTACGGCAAAAGATTGCGCCGCTGTATTCCACAACGTGCACAATGCTATAACTGTAATGTAAACGTACTTCATTGCCCAGTCCACCATTTTGCTATGGATGCAATCTTATGCGACACTATCGCACCTATACCACTAAAAAATGTTACAAGCAATAAAGTGATAGCTCCAACTTTTAGGCCATGAATAGCTACAGCTGTTTCTATCCTGCGAAGGCGTTCTTCAATCTCTTTAATATCATTCTCTAAGCGCTCCACGTCTTTAGCCATCCCATACCTCCAAGTTCATCATTGCGGTTTGCATTGCGCCGTGGTCGCCTATTCCCCATGCCGCGTTGCGCCAATCGCTTACAGGGATTGAAGCCATCTCGGAAGTATAACCAGCCTGTAGGATGCTCCAATATCCAGATTCGTTTTGAATATCCACTTTAAGGGTTTTCTCAATATGCACGAGGAGGTCGGTAAATTGCTGGCGTGTTTGCGTAAAATTAAAATCGCGCAAGTCGTCAAAGGCTTTTGTTTGAAGGTTTGCGCTTTGGGAAAAATCAAAAAACTGCGTGTTCGTACCCTTAATAATTGGCACATTCACCACGATGTCGCGCCCGTCTGTGTAGGGGTCTTGATAGATTTCCATCGGGCGGTTAGGGTACTTATTGTCAAAAGTGAAGGCTTGCACCCATAAGCGTTGCCCGTGACCCCATTGCGGTATGTTTGCGCTGATGTCTTCATATCGTAAGAGGAAATTACTTTGCTGAAGATTCGTGCCATAACTCACAGGGATTGCGACATCAATCGCCATGCCTAGTTTGTCAGATTGCCCCTGCCCTGTCTCCCATAACCACGGCAACACTGCACCATCTTCCCATGTTTGCTGTATCTGTACAGCTTGGCTAATGTCATTTGCGCTGCCACCGTTAGAGTTAAACATGGGGTCTGTGGTACTCATCCCTATGACATTGCGTCCCTGCCACCATCCTGTCCATTGCAAGCCTGTGTTCCATGCCACGGCCTTATAACCAAGCATTTGACGCTCAGAAGTCGGCTCTATTAACGGACTGTAGTCAAAGATGTCATCGTCTTTTAAGTAGTAGGATTTCATGGCGATGTACTCGCAGTAGTTAGAGTTCCATTAGTGGTAAATCCTCCGCCAGTGCCTTTATTCGTAGCCCAGCCAGCAAGAACACCCTCAAGATAAACATCAGGGCTACTGCCTGTAGGTATGCTACCATCTACACCCATATCCACTGGCCGCACTAATGCTGACACAAATTTAGCCCTATTTCCTGCGTCTGATAAATCAATATAAGTGCCAGATTCGAACCAGAACTGTGCCATATCACCATTCAGCCTGAGCGTTGATGCGCCAGCCGCTTCTCTATTGGCTATATATGTTTGCGGGCCAGCTCCTCCACCCATTTCTATGGTACCATTAGTGTAAACGAAGACAGTAGCCAAATCACTCACATTATCAATGTATAGATGGCGCTTACCTGTATCAGATAGGTCAAAACTACCCATATAATGATGCCAGTCTGTATCATTAATATCACTACTATAAACTTCTAATAAATCTGTACCAGCAGAACTTCTGCCTCTTACTGCTAAGGGGCCACCGTCAAAGAAAAACTCCAATCTTCTATCTGTCCCCGCCCCGCCGTTATTTACTAACGCAAATATCCAGTCCTGAGTGATAACGTTACGCCTTACCCAGAAAGAAAAGGTAAATTGCTTAGAATCACTAGAAGTAGATGCAGTATAGGAAAGATAATCATTTGTGCCGTCAAAAGTTACGGCATAAGGAGCGTAAGGGGTGGAAGGCGCAAATGATTGGGTATTTCCACGAGTAAGCGGCGATGTCAGAGGGCGAGTAATCATTTTTTAACCACGGTCGTTAGTAGCAACTTTTACAGTCAATACAGGGGATGAAGAACCTGAAAGCGTCACTTTTAACTTGCAGGGATGCAATTCAAAAATACCACCACCACTCTCAGTAAGAGTCGTGTTTTCCCCTACATCAGCGTAAGTACTGCCATCATAGCTAAAACGTAGTGTAGCTGTTCCAGTGCCAGACGTAAATATAGCTGTCATAGTACCTTCGCCGCCCTGCCATTGAATAGCGTCACTATCACCATCTGCTGAAAATGTTTTATCAATTACTGTAGCCATATAAACTCCTTTAAGCTGTTTTGACTTTGTTTTTAAGAATTGCGACAACTTCCCTTACCGAACGTGGACGATTGCCATCGTAGAAAATACCACGATTAGCAGATGGAACGCCCTTTCCTACTAGGCTTGCCGCTGCGATGGATTTACCTTTATCATGTGCTTTTAACACCCGCGCTGCATCTGGCGCACCGAGAACATGTGCAACATAATAATCACCATCATCAAGCTGTCTGCCAAGCGAACGAGTAAGAAGATTGCCATTTTCTTGAAGTAACAAACTAGCCATAGTTTGCTGCGCCTGTGGATTCATTTTATCGGCCTTGGTAATGCCGTAAGCATCGCCATATTTCTTCACCATGTTATTCCAAGTGCCATCCGTAAACTGGAACAATCCAGCGGCGGTGCTTTTATCATTCATAGCCATAGGGCGGCCAGATGATTCAGCCATCATGATACGATTAAGAAGGGAGGCTTGGGGTTGTGTATCAGGAATAGTGGCGGGGAGTTGAACGTCTGGTTGTTTTATTATAAACTGCTGGTATGGATTTTCTGGCAAGTTTACGTCAGGAATCCCCTCAGTTCCTTTTGCGGATGGATTGATAGTTGTTTTTGTAGGCTGCTCCTGCGCTGTAATTGGTTGTGAGAAACCACGCGCACCGCTTGCGCCTATTTTAGCAATTCTATCATTTACCAAACGCCATGTTTCAAGCGAATCAGCTGGTAGTTTTTCTATCTTTTTCACAAAATCTTCAGAGCCTTCGCCCACAAAGATTTTAGCCAAATCCTCATAGCGTTTTGCCATAATCTGATTACGAACCCATTCACCAGAACGGCGAATAAGCGTTGCTTTATCAAAGCCGCCCGCCTGCCCTTGTAGTGCCGCCATTTCAAGCGGTGACATTAAATCAGCATTAAGCCCCGCTTGTGATTGCAGATTAAATGCCGTATCGCTGCCACCGCGCACAAGTGTTGATTTTTTAAGTGTGGTAAACAGCTTACCCATTGCCTTAGCCTTTTCATCACCAAGGGCGGAAACTAGCTTTTTATCGCGCAACACAGAACCAGATTCACCAAGGCTAGATAGGGCATTAAGAATCTTTGCAGGCGAGTGATTCGCCTTATCGCCTACTTGCCCCAGATACGATGCAATAAGGTCATCCCATGCCTGAGGGCTGGCAGTTTGAATCATTTGGCGAGTGTATTTAATCTGCGAAGGAGAGCCTTGGAACAGCTTATCTGCCGCTTTGATAACGTCACCATCGCCTAAATCTGCCATCACTCCTACAATGCTATTACGGAGTTTTTCAACCTGTGGCGTAGCTTTTGCAAATGTTGTGCGAGCCTGATTATATGCGGGGCTGACTTCATCCATTTTCTGAATGATTTCTTTTCGTGCGCTATCAATCACGCGAGCGCGTGATTTCTCGCCAGCGCGTTGTGCGCCTTCGTAAAGGTCATCAAGATAACGCTTGGTTATATCCCACTCACCAAGTGAACCCTTCACTTGCTTTGCGAGTTCAGATTGCCACACAGGGTCTTTTGATACCTTGGTGTAAGCGTCGCTGATAAGGGGGTTTTCCAAAAGAGAATAAGCCGCATCATCTGGAACGGTCTGTTTATAGGCCAGTTCATAAAACGGCTTTGCAAGATTAGACCGCTTTGTTTCAGCGCGAGTCAACACGGTTTTTGCAGCTTCTTTTGCCGCTTTACCCGCAACGTCTGGTGAGGTAATCGGCGCCACAATGCTACCTACACCACCCTCAAACGCTTGCCCTACAACGCCCTTGCGATTACCAGTAAACGCGCTTTCAACTTCACTTGCTTTGCCAGCCGCACCGCCACGGAATAACTTTTCATAACCCAGTAGCGTTTTGCTTTCTGTGGCCTCTGGTAGCGTCAAAGGAATATCCCCGCGCCCTGCGTTTCGGATAAACTCAGCCGCTTGCTGTGGTGAAAACCCTTTTTCCTCTACCAATGCGCGAAAAACTGTACGCTCTGCCGAAGATAGCGAATCACCAACTTTACGGCCTACCGCTCCGCTTTCATCGCGCAGCAATGCTTGCACGTTAGGATTAGTGACAGCTTTGCCTATGCCATAACCAATCGCCCCACCACCTACACCCATCGCGCCGCCTTTGGTTACATCTTCCAGCACTTGCAAAGGTTGTTCAGTAATACTTGCCTCACTTTCGCCAAGTCCGTATAATGCACCCATGCCACCGCCAACACCCATTGCGCCCTTTAGGCTGGTGATAGGGGTTAAAGGGGCTGTAGCAATACCACTTGTCACCGCGCCAGTAATTTTACCACTAGTAGCGGCTATAGGATTTTTAATCTCACTCGCCTTTTGCACCTCACGCGCATCATCACGAAGGTTTTTATAGGTATCTACAATGCCTTTATCGCTCAACCCACTGGCCATAGCGTAGGGAGTCATAAGCGCGGCCATAGCTTCATCGCCAAACTCAGCTGTCAACCCTTGGAAATTGCTTTTTAGGTACGTTTCAAGCGGAGTGTCGCGGCTAATCATAGGCGCGGAAGACTTTGCACTTTTGGTTTTTGCAGGAATAAACTTAGCGTATGGATTTGCCATTATAAATCTTCTCCCGTGCGAGATTTATAAAATGCTTTCACTTCTTCGGGATTTGCACCTGCGGCAATAGCATCTAATGCTTGCTGGCGTTCCGTGTTTCCAGTCAGTAAATCATAATCTTTTTTAATCTTGTCAGGCAGGCCAAACTTACCAACGACACGATCAGGCTTCGCCCCATACTGTGAAGCAAGGCTAGTATATTCATCGGCAAGAATAGAGGTCTGCTCTTCCGCGCCTTGATATAGTTTCCCTGCGCGGCTTACAATATCCTTGCGGATTTCAGGCGTAAGTCTTTCGCCGCCAGTAATGCGGTTAAACATATTCTGAATTTCACCCGGCAAGCCGCCGGCCTTACCCACTTGTGCAAACTCGCCTTCGCGAACCGTTGAGCCGGGGTCTAGCACTTTCATGTAGTTAAAGATGAGCGATAAATCACCTGCGCCGCTAGGGTCTTTTGCAGAATTTACAATACGCCCAAAAGCATCGCGTTGGTCAATAAAGTCCTTGGTTTTATCCTTAAATTCACTACGAAGATTTTTTTCAGTATCAAAAATAGCCTGTTCTTTTTTATATGTAGTTTCAGCAGAGCCTCGCTCTAAATCTTGCGCTCTATTCTCCTGCGCCTGCTTAAACTGTGCTAATTGTATAAGCTGGGGATTGCCTAACCTAGCACCAAGGGCTGCCAACTTTTCTGCGCCACCGCCAGTATCTAACCCGCCTGTGAGGGCATCTTGCATAATCTTCTGCTCCTGCTGCATACGCTGCTGCTGCATTAGCTTAATACCTAATGCGGGGTCGATTCTGTATAGCTTTTCTACTGCGGCAGGGTCGCTCAAGTCCATACCTTTCAGCATTTCTTGAGTGCGCCTTTCCTTATTCAACGCATAACGCTTTGCGTCCGTATCTGCCTGAGTGCTTTGCTGTTGTGCCTGTTGCAGCATCATATCAGACAAGGTAGCACCCATGCCCGGCTTATCTCTAGGCAAGCGGGTATCTGTGGCCTGATTCAGTAATGCGAGTGCGATAGGGCTGTATTCCATTGTTTGCCTCAGTTAAAAATAGGATAGGTTGCGCCTACAGTTTGCCACGGACGCGGCCCTTGTTCTGTATAAGTACCGTATTGTTGTTGCTTCTGAGGCTGCGGCATTTTACTAATCCAGTCACCTGCTAAACCAGCGATGCCACCAATCTTCTGCGCTGTGCTAGGCGTTGCGCCTGTAAGTTCAAGATTAGAGCTACCACTAATCCTCCCAAGCAATGCAGCAAGATTATTCAACTGATTTAATCCATAGCCTTGTTGTGCAGAAACATTGCCTGCGATTTTATCAGCTATACCTTGGTTAAACGTGCGAATATCACGGCCAGCACCAATCTGATTTTGTGCATTGGTAATTTGTGCATTGGCAAAGTTCTGCGCCATTTGGCCGAGTGATTGTGCTCCGCTAGTACCCATACCCATAGCATTGCTTAAAATATCCTGAGAAGTTCCTGCGCCGCTTTGTAATGCTTGTGCACCAGTAATATCTCGACCGCCTTGATCAAACACACGACCATAGGCATCATTCCATCCTTGGTATTGAAGCTGGCTTTTCTGGTTTAACAGATTTCTATCTAGCTCTGATAGCTGAATACCCTGAGAGGTGGAACCAAAAGAACGTTGGCCCGGCATATTTGCTTGTAGTTTATTAGCCGCACGTTGCCCCGCTTCGTCAAGCATACTCTGCATATTTGCCATGTAGGGATTAAACTTGGCGTTCACCATCTCGCCAGTAATCGGAGTAGTGCCACGAGTGATTAAATCACGCGCTTGCTGCATTTTTGCGAGTGCTTCAGGACTAGTAAAGCGTGATGCAAACCCTTGCGGGTCTTTCATCATTTCCGCCATTAAATTAGAGGCGTTTTGAATCCCAGAAGTATCAACTCCACGCGCTAGAGTGCCATAACCTAATCTTTCCGCTGGATTAAGCGGCTCTACACTCATCGGCACAACGCCGTTAGGGCCGCTTTGCACTGCCGCTGGCTGTGTTGCCGCCGCTACTGCTGCCTGCCATTTTGCCGCTGCTGCTGGATTGGTATTGATTAGATTCTGCGCCGCGCCACCTGTTGCAGTGCCTCGCGCCATCCCTAGAATATCTTCAACTTGCTGCTGTGTGAAGAGGTTTGCGCTTTGAATATTAACAGGTGTGTAAGTAGCCATTATTTGCGTCTCCCTAATGCCGCTGCACCTGAAAAAAGATTACTAGCCGTCACAGGGGAAACCGCACCACCCATTCCAGCCATCATAGGCATGGCCAAGGCATTTGCCCCTAACCCTACTCCGCCCGTCATAAGCGCAACGGCTAAAGGCCCTATTAAATCACGCTCAGGGGGTCTGCGTAGAGCATCATCAGTTTCTTGATTTACCATATCCCACGCTTTTTGGGCGGCTGGAGTAAATACACCACCTAATCCGCCAGAATAACCACTTATAGCTTGCTCATCTAAGCCAGTGTTTAATCCACTAAGTAAATCACTAAGGCTAAGTGTCCCGCCTGTATATTCGTTCTGGTAGCCATCCATATCTTTCATGATGGAGAGTTGATGTAGGCGCTGGCGCTTCTGTTTTGCCTCTGGTGTCATATCGTTAGGGTCAGTGCGGAGGCGTTCCATAGTTTGAGCGAGTAAAGCTTGCTTAGTAGCTTGTGGATTCTGTGTTTGTGGAATCTGTGCAGCCGCTTGTGCTTCCTGCTGCTGCATTACAGGCGTTTTAAATTTAGGGAATAAACCACCAACTTCATCGCTTAATGCTTGATAATTGCTAACAGCCTGAGAGCGAAAAAGCGGGTCTTGCTCTTGATACCTGACAGTAGGTTCCATCTGAAATGGCTGGTTGAATTGCTCCATTACCTTCGGAAAATAGACCTTTTCATAAGCGTCTTTTAAGTATTGAGGAAGTGTGGCATATCCACTTGTAGGAGTGGTGTTTACCTTCTCTTTGCCAGAGCCAAATATGCTCGCAACCGCGCCTACACCCTGAAGAATATCACCAAAACCAACCATTACAAAATCCCCTTTGCAGTTAAGTCTGCTTGCAAAGTTCCTACAACATCGGCCAGTTCTGCTAATGTTACAGTATTTGCATCGAAACTTCTAGTACTAATTACATTTGTTGCAGGCGTCCACGCATCACCATTATTCACAATACTGTCACGCAGAATAGTAAGCTGACTGATGATTTTATCATCATCATGCCGCGTTCTGGCAATGTTGTTCACAGCTTCCACAACAGTGTCTTTTGTGATGTTTTTAGGGTATGGTTTAAGCGCCATTAGTTTTTCCCCTGCGTACTGATTTCCATAATAGGCGCACCAATGGTAAAACGATTACCCACGCCAGACTGTGCAAAGCGAACCTTTGCCACTTTTCCAGCTACGCGCGGCAACACAAATTCAGTGGTTGACGTAACAGTATGTGCATCGCTGTACTCTTCAGCACGTTGCGGATATTCTTTCGCCTTAAAGGTTACAGTTATATCGCCAGTTTGCGAAGCATCGGCAATAAACCTTTCAATACGAAAGCGCGGCATTTCCTGACTTGCTGGTGAATAGGTCATTTCAGCGTAAGGATTAAGCGCAATCGTTCCAATAGGAAGATTATCAAGATAAATAACACCCTCTTCCGCGCTATATTCTCTGCCACCGATTGGTGCAGGTTGCTGATATGCAGTCAGGTCACGCTTGCCAAGCGTCCAGCTTCCATTACGATAATTATAAATCACATAATCTGTTGGGTCTGTTGCCGTTCCAGTAGGAAAATAAAACCAGACTTGATTGTTTTCGGGGTCTGATTTAGCGAAACAAGTCCACCTTGCGCCTTGACTAAGATTCTCAAAAATCCAGTCTTCATTTTGTTCATTGATGAGCTTACTTACTGCGTTACCATCAAAGCTGTAAAACCCGCGCTTACCCATGAAGAAGGTGACTTCTTCTGCGCTGGTGACAGCTTGCGGCGCAATTAAACCATCTGTATGCAGGAGGCTTTCATAGTTGTAATAGTAAGGATCACCGACAAAGCTAAAGCGCAAAACCTCATCTTCAGAGAAATGTAAATCAGCGCCACGGGCTGCAATACCACGGATTAAGCGATTACTGCGCTCGACTTCATCTCTAAATGTTCCCTCCGTGGTAGGCCATACAGTACCATCACCCCTTAAAGAAACATCAACTACATTATTCCGCAGTGCGATAATGCTGCTGTTGCTTACATAAACCCAGTTTGCATCTGTAGGGGCATTGGTAAGTAGCGTTGGCGCAACTTCTGTATCATTCTGCCAAATCCATATCTTCTGACCATCGCCAGCGGTATAATCACCAGCGCAGACAATTACATCATTGCCAAATATATCAATACTCCAAATGCGCGGATAGGTGAGGGTGTTAGTAAACGTCTTACCCACGCCATATAAACCAACGCCGTATAATCCACCGCCGTAACCATACCCGATAGCTTGATTTTCATTGCCTGCCGATATTTGTTTATGGTAACGCGTTCCACCGCCGCCACCGCCCGTAACAGTAGAAGTGGCAGCAAATCCGCAATCAACAGAAAACGTATTTGTCGTAACAGATGTTATAATATGTTCTTTATTGATATAGGTTGCCGCCGTGATTCCGCCAACATCATTTGCGCTATGGATTTTCACCCTGTCACCCGCAACTTGACCATGCGCCGCAGCATTAAATACAATGATGCTAGAAGCATTGGTAGTGTCAATGCTATTGGCAATATGTGTGTCAGTGGTTTGCAACGGCGTGATGTTATAAAGCACACTGTTAATCAGCACATAAAGCCGTTTATGCGTGCCGAAGAAATAATGATATTTTGTGGTATAAGCGCCTACAACCGAGCGACATGCGCCTATGAAGTCATCAGGCGTTACATCTGACCATTGTGGAATAGTACGCAACCTACCATCAGGAAAATGAACACCTGAAGTATCAGAGAACATAGGCGCGGAAAGTTCCGTCAACTGTGGCGTCTTAGATGTTCCTGCTTTGTATTGAAGAGGGATTCTTGCGCGCATATCAATCACTCGGGCTAGTGGTTGAATTTGTCAAAGTGCCTGTAGTGGTCATGCCGCCACCTGTTCCCTTGTTTGTGGCGAAGGATGTAGCTGTTCCAGAAAGATACAAAATGGGTTGCGAACTTGTAGGAACGCTGCCGTTGCTCCCCAAGACCGCAGGCTTTCCTCCTGCCGTTCTGAATTTCTGAAGGTTTGCAGAAACAGACAAGTCAAGATATGCACCAAAGTTTATATAAACCTCAGACAATGCGCCTGTGTATTTTTCACCTAAACTAGAATTAGCTGCCACCGTGTGAGTAGAGCAAGTCAGATTCATTGCGGCGTTTGTGTAGGTTGTCCACGTCATCGTAGGAGCGGAGCCGTTGATATAAACATGACGCTTTGCCGTATCAGACATGTCAACAGATACTGCAATGTGGTTCCATGTGTTGAGGTTGAACTGCGCTGTGCTAGTGGTGGATGCAATGAGGATGTTTGTACCAGCAGAATTAGGCGCACTAAAATTCACGCGGCGGTTTGTATCAAGGTCAATCCTAAATCCGCTATCACCTTCGTAGATGACACCCGTTGCAGTAGTCGTTTTACGAAACCAGAATGAAAGGAGGATTAGCTTGCTATCAGCAGCGCCTGTAAAATCACTGGCCTTGCGGAGGTATGTAGAGCCGTCAAAATTCACGGCTTGCCCGTATGTGTTTCCACTTCCTCCCATCAATCCCATAAACGCAGTGCTATACATATCAACCCCAGTTATAGGCAGGCGTTACATCAATCGTAGTTCCAGCATCACGAGTCTGTAGATACAGCTTATCACGCTTGCTTGCGGTAGTGGTTAGGGTTACGCCAGCAGCGCCAGCCGTTTTATATGCGCTTCCCAGCGTTAACGTGCGGCTTCCAGTGCCATCCTGAATAAGCTCAAGTGTCATAAAGCCACCAGTGCCACTTGCAGGCCAGTTGCTTATCGTAAGGCTTGATACGTTGCCCGTAAGCGTGGCGTATTGATACTGGCCGTTTTCATAATCCAACGTCACCGCGCCAGAGATATTTCCAGCATTATACACAACCTCGCTGGTATCTTTCAGCTTTGCGCGTGAAACCTGATAATCCGCATAGTTTTTTACTACTGTCGCCAGCACTGCCTGACTATCCAGCGTATCGAAGTTGGTATTAAGATACCCACCCCACAAATCCGCATCTGTGGCGTTGTTTACAAGAGGCTTACTCAGTGAAAGGTTTGTTGTGCTAGTTGGCATTCCAATGCTCCCATAATACTTTGGCGGTAGGCGCTAATTCACGCCCGTTTTGCTCACGAAACCCAACTGGTGAAGGCAGATATTGCCCTGCAATTCGCGCATTAATCTTGTTATCCTTAAAGCGGGTATACATCCCATCCTCAAAGTACCAATCGCCAGCATCACCATCATTTGCGACAAATATCATACAATACCACCCCGCAAGTTATGCTGTGTTTGTAAGTTGGCAAACGCTCTATCAGCCCTTGCCAAATCAGGCGTTACATCAGGATATTCAGCATCCACATCCTTGAAGAACGCAAGCGCACGAGTGAATACTACATCCTCACCCTCGTCATACCAAAGACCAGTCTGGTCACCCGTTGGCAACGTGGCATCCTGTGCAAAGTAGCTTAGTGAAATTGTGTAATCAGTATCAGCAGTAGCATCGACAAATAATGTTCTGTCTTTAATTGCGCAACGGCGCGGAGTACCACTCTGTAAATCATTTCTGTAACGCTCTTGCAGCGTATTGAATGGGATATAATCAAAACCATTCTTATCAGACCAGTAACGGCCATTTACTAATATTCTAGCTGTTTCAATCAATGAGAAATCAGTAGGAAGAGTGACACTAGACTGACCCGATGCTAGTGTCACATCCCCTGTGGTATGCAGAAACCACATTTTACGACCCCGAAGAGCGCGTAAAGCGGTATGGATGGCATCACTTATCTGAGTATCATAAGACGTAGTTCCCGTGCGTTCTGTTGCACGTTTGATACGGTTTATAATGTCATTATGCGTTGCCATCCACTAAGTCCTTATACTGCGCCGCAAACGTAGGTTACAGCCACAAACACAGTGCCGCTAGAAGCAGCAGTGCCGAGTGTGCCACTGGTAGTGATGATAACATCACGGCCAGTTGTTTTTGCGGTAGTATTGTTAAGATATGCGCCTGTTCCTCGCAGTACAAATTGAGCATTTGCGCTGCCAGCCGTAGCAGAAGCAAGATAACCATCTGCATCATTCTCATCGCCTACGATAATCGCAAGCGTTGGTGAAACGTTGGTATCAAGCTCCTGACCATAGATGGTAAAGCCAGTAATGGTTTTATCACCTTCAGGCAGAAGGTTATCCCAAGTAATCGTATCGGCGTTAGTGATAGCACCCACCAGCGTATAAACGCCAACTGCGGTGTATTGTTCGCCAACCTTCCATAGATTACCAACAACATTAGTTCCAGTTAAAGCAGCCATGTTTCAGTTCTCCTTATGCGTGATAATAAGAAAGAGTCATAACGGACTGGTCATAGCTGTTAACAACAGCTTTTTTAATCCCCATAACGCTTTCTACTTTTACGATGATTTCGTTTTCGATAGGGTCTTCATCTTCAACGAAGTTAAAGCCAGCAACAGGGTCGCCAGCGCCATCGAAGCCCTTACCAAACGCCAAGCAACCAGCTTCAGCACCAAGGAACAGAGCGCGTTTAACGGTAGAAATCGGAGTTGTAGAGTTCAAACCAAACGGAATGTAATGGTCAGAAACTTCAACTACTTTTGTGCCGTTATAGATAAACGAATTACCTACATTAAACGCATCACGCTTACCACCTGCCAACTGATTCAGAATCATCTGGCTAACGGTGAGGTTGCCGTTGCTTTGTGCTTGCTGGATGAGTTGCTGGAAGCCAGTGGAACCAACTAACAGAAGGAACTGATACTCTTTACCAACCAGAGGTTTGAAGTTATTCACACCAGAGTTCTGAGTACGAGCAGCGGTAACGCAACGGTCAATCGCTTGCAGGTTCATCGTTGCATCAGTGCTCACATCAGTATCAGCGCTATCAGTCGTAACAGCAAACTGTTTGCGGTAAGTAGTAGGAGCAGTAGGAATCTGCAAGCCAGTTACTTCAAGGCGGTCATCACCAGTGTAGGTAATGCCATCATAAGTAATAGTCGCAGCATTATAACCGCCAAGCTGGAAAGTCATGCCAGTGTTGCAGCGCTGAATATACCAGTTGGTTGCTTCAGCATATACAGAATCCTGCAAGTCGAATGCAGTGCGCTGTTGTGCCATAGAACCTTTGGTTTTTGCCTTGGTTGCAAGTGTCAGCTTGTCGATGATAACATCATCAGTTGCATAGCTGATAGACACCGCATTAGGACGCACAGGAGCGTCACCAATAACACCTTTGCTACCAATACGAGTTGACCAGTTCTTGCGAACGCGGTCACCGCCTTGCTTAACGAGGTTTGATTCTACTACTACAACGCCTTCAGACACAAGCATACCGCTCAGGTCTTTATTATGTACTGTGTCCTGATACAAACGCTCAGACCAGAGTTTTTTCGCTAGATTATCGCTAGACGAAACTTCGTAAGATGTACCCATGATAAAAGTCCTTTCAAGTGGGTGTTAAGATGAAAAGACCAAGCTATTTTGCGGCTCCGTATCGTGGAGCATCCGAAAAGGGGGGATTGATTCTTATCGTGAATCACTCGAAAAGGATTGCCCCGTATCGTGGGGCTGACGCAAGGTGATTAGACAACGCTCTAATCAAGGCTTGGCATGACAGTATATTACTTCTCTCCACGCGCTCGTGCAAGAAGTTTATTAAAATCATCATTCGAAACAGTACCCTTTTTTGCCATGCTTCTAAATTGAGATATAACATCGCCATTACTGGTATCAGGTGCAGCACGTTCGGAAGGCTTGCGCTCTGTCTTTGCGCGGTTTTCTTCCAGCTTATCGGGCTTTGACGCTGTAAGCGGCTTATATCCCGCTGCCTTGGCAAGGCTATAGAACACTTCACCCACCTGACGCTGATTGTTTACTGCACCCACTGCGGTATTAAGAAGCCCGGCTTGCACTACTTGTTGCGCTTCGGCCTCTGAATAACCCAATGCCATCACTTCTTGCAGCTTTGATTGAGTGTAATGTTGAAATGCAGTGTCATAGTCAGCATACTTTTGACGCGCCACATTTTCTTGTGTGGTCAACACTTCCACCATTTGCCGCATCTGCGCTTGCTGTTTAATCTCAGCAGTTTCTTTTTTGACTTCTTCAATTTCTTTTGAGTATTTCTTATGGGCGACTTCGTCAATAGGCTCGAATTCTTCTTCTGGTTCTGGCTGTTGTTTGCCCTTCACCATTTCTTCTACAAGTGCAACCAATTCATTGTACTTTGCCTTGTATTCCCGCGCCTCTGCCTGTGATTGGTCAAAGCGATACTTAGGGATATTAATCCCGTCATCCTTTGGTTTTACTTCTTCAGCGGGGGCTTCCTCAATAGCGGGTGATTCTTCTACCTCTTCCTGCGTTTCTTCCTCTTCAATCTCTTCTTCCTCTGGTTGTCCACCACGGGCTAAGCCAAGCATCTCTTGAAACTTAACAGGGTCAGAGAAGTTTTCAGATTCAGTCATCATTTCATTAAGGTCAGTCATCGGGTCATCCTATGGGTTGGTTAATTCACTTGCAGCCCTTGCCAGATTTAGCTTTGTGCTGCTTTCAGTATTGCGAACGTCACTATCAATTACCTGCATTTTAGTTTGGTTCTCAATATCCAGTTTCTGCGCTTCTGCCGCCAGTTTAGCCGCTTGTGCAGAGTTTAATTGCGTCTGACTTTCCAGTAGCCCTTGATTTACAGGGTCAGGTTGCGCAGGTGGAGGATTCATAGCCTGCAATGCTTGCTGCCTGTCTTCTTCCTCGATAGGTGCATCTTTCAACGCCAGCACAAACAATGCAGGGTTCTGTGATTTAGCATAAAGTTCCATCATGCTATTGAACCGCTCTTGACGCTCTTCATCTGTCATAGGCCGCTCTTCGATGATAATATCATACTCTTGCGCCATCTTATCAGCAGTGAGATAGATGTTAGGCTCTTTTCCGCCAGAAATACGCGGCAGAATTCTACCATCGCTGTTTTCTACCAATACCTTCACAGCATCCAAAAACACTTTTCCCTTACGGCGCATGTAATCACGATTGCTATCAAACAATTCTGCAAGCACCATGCGGGTTTGCCGCATCATCTTGCCATAAAGCGCAGCAGTCATGTTGCCAGATTCGACAGCGCCCATAAAGTCAGCACTTAACCCACATGCAGCAAATAGTGATTGCTGGCAAAGCTGGATGAACTCGGTAATCCCGCCAATCGGTTGTGGTGTTTCTTTCTGACGTATCTTGTTAAGGCCGCCTTCATTCAGATATGTGATGTTTTGTTCATTGGCGCGGGTTTGTTGCGCTTCTACAGCATCGGGGAAAGCGGTTACTTCCGCATACATACCGCCCTTAGGAATGGATTGCAGATAGGATACATAATCGCTAACCGCTTCATTCAATGCACGGATAATAGGAATCATATCACGCAGCACACCATAATAGCAGTGCTTCATCTCGTCATAATAACCAGTCTTAAAAGTAAGTGTGAAGCCTGTCTGACACCAGCTTTCCTGCCAATCCAGCACCATATCCCTTGCAATGCGAGCGCGGTAATACTTCCATGCTTTGAGCTGTACGCCCTGAGACTCCAGAGGGATACCAGTCATCTCTACCATTGCCTGAATGTCTTTGCGCCATTTGCGGTATTGCTTAGAATCTAAAAGAAACGTTCCATCTTCTAGGTTAATGCCAAACTCTTCTTCCATCCGTCCAGCCGCATTAAGAATAAATGCCTGCGCTTTCTGGTCAGGGATATTATTTGCATCCTTAAAAGGATTCTTACAACGATAGATTGATTTCTCTTCTTTCCACTGGTAATGGAAAATTAAGTCTAGGTTGTCATTACTTGATGTTGCACCAAAGAACGTAAGGAAGTCATAAGAAGCATAGCCGCCAACTTGGCTGTATTTCTCCGCATCTTCGCCGAGCACATCTTCTATCTCTTCACTTAACCAATCGCGTGAAACAATCTCTACATATCCACACCACCGCGCATGGCGGTTAATCTGACGGGTTCGCATTTCGTTATCGAATAACAGATAGCCCGGAAAGATGCGCTCTTCTACCACTTCACCATAAGGTGCTTCGGAGTTAGTATAGTTGAAATAACTCTCAGTTGCACCAAGCCCGCAAGTAATCTGGTCTTCAGATGCAAGACTTGATTCGGTAAAGAACCCACTATCATCCTGAATATATGCCACTGTATCACTGACAATATCTAGCTTTATTGCCTTTTCAGGGTCAGTAGAGCGTGGATAGTAATCAATCCGTGAACGGTTCATTATCTCATAACCCGCAATGGCGCGGATAATAGGGGATAATAAATTAAACGTAGTGCTAGGCTTGTTCTTCTGTTTGCGTTCGTTTAATGCGGCTTCTGTCCATTGGTCGCCAGAAATAACACGATAACCATCTCGAATATCTTCACGCCATCCAATAATGGAAGTGCTATTAACAAATCTATCACGGCGGCGCGTGAAGTGTTCTAATATCTCTTGACGCTTTTTTTCGTCACGCTCACCCATATTGCATACCATAAATCTCGCGCAGCGATACGGGCTTGGCTGGCGCGGCAAAGGTTAATACGAAGGCATCTGCCCTATCTGGTGATTTATGAATCAAGCCTTTATATTCCTTCTTACTCTGCATTAAGAGGAGGCCGTCTTTATATTTATATTTCACCGAGGCAAGCTGCACTCGCAGTTCGGAATCATCATACAAGCAAACTGGTTTGTCTTCAAGATATTGTTTTGCCTCACGCCACATTCTAGCCCTGACGTTATAATTCCTGTCATCCTTCAGCCTTGCGCCTGTGTGAATGCCTATCACCTTACCAGCATAACGGCTTTGCTTTAGCTGGTCATAACATGACGTGCCGGGGCCATCTAACTCTATCACAATATGCCCTACTAATTCAGGGCCAAGCGCTTCTACTTGCTCTATCACTGCACCTGCCAACTGAGGGCCATCAGCCTTGCGCCTGATAACTTGCGGCAGATTAAGCCTACCCTTTCGCATGTGGATAACGCTTTCATCATCGCCTTCATGTGCGGCGTCTATCGCTATCACCCATTTACCCACTGCCTCTACATCGGCAGGCTTTACTCTCTGTGCAGCCATGACTAAATCAGCCTCTATCCACACATCTGATACAGAAGCGCTATAATCAATGTCAATCTCTTGTGCAACGATAACAGGGTCTAGGAGGTCACATTGCTTTCTATACCACTCTTCATCCTTGCGCGGGTCGTCCTTCCAGTGAAAGGTAAACACATCCACCTTACCGCTATGACGCTTGCGAAAGAACGGATTGCCATTGCCATTAGGTGTTGATACATCCAGCTTACAATTAGAAGTCTGCGATAATGCAGCATCTACGCTTTCTGGCCTGTCATAATATGCAGATTCATCTTTGAAATAAACTGAAGTTCTGTTACCACGTCCTATGTTATCGCCTGCTTCACCTACAATAGCGGCGCCATTCTCAGGGTTTATAATCCGCATATGCGGCGCATACTTCTTCTCATCCCATCCAATAGGACGAAACTCTCTAGGCAGATAGGCAATAAACTGTCTGGCTTTCCAGAATAAGCTTTTAGGGTCTCCGAGCTTATCTACATACTCCTCTTTGCGACTACCAAACCCTATCACCGTGCCAGCATGAAAGCGCCACATCCATACCGCAATAGCTACACATAGCCATGATATGCCCATATCGCGGGATTTTTCTACCAATCCATCTTTAGAGCCGCGCCACTTCTCTACTGCCCAAGTG